GGTGCATTGTCGTTTGCTCTCGATGCTGACGTCAAAAAGTGTGATTCCTCGCATCGCGAGGAACACATGTCCGTTGTTGCTGACCTCACCGAAGTGGCTTACCGAAAGGGAACCTATTTCCGGTTTGGAAATCGCAAAGACGAACTTGATGTTTTGCTCAAACGCCTACGACAAGCGTTCAAAATCCTTGTTCACTCGAATGTGATCGTCGGGGAGTTTGTTTACGAGTTCTCGAAGGGAATGCCTAGCGGCAACCCAGCGACCACGTACGTGAATGATCTCTGCATTTCGACGACTCTGCGCCTTAGTGCAGCTCTTCTTGTGATGGATTTTATGGAGGAACCTCAGAAGTTTACCTTCGAGAATCTCTCGAAGATCTTTGTTTCCTCCCACTATGGTGACGATTCTATCATCACTTGGAACCCGCAATGTACCGCGATTAGCGGTCCAGGCCTCCAGGTGAACATGAAGCGTTTTGGCTACACCATTACTCCCGGAGACAAGTCTCCAGAGATGCCACACCACAAAGAGTTCGAAGAATGCACCTTCCTTAAGCGTGCGTTCACAACGAACCAAATGTGTGTGGTTATGCCAACCGATCTGGATTCCGTCTTGCAGTCGTTTATGTGGACTACTGAGAAGAAACATGCTTTCTTCTCGTTCCCCAACACTGTGAATAACGGTCTCCTTGCCCTCTCTCTTCACGGAAGGAAGGTTTATGAGTTCTATGCTCCACTGGTCCTGTTTGCCTGTTCAAAGACGAACACGACTGTTCTGGAATTGACTTTTGACGAGGCGCTCGAAGCGTCCGGCAATGTTGATCATCCAGCTCTCATGGACTCATAAAGGGGGTTGAACCCCCCGTGGTGTGACAATGGAATGTCACATCACGTAAACTCCCGTATAGAAGATATGGTTTCTATCTGTACGTACACAACCCCTCTAGGCCAAACGATTCCCTAACCTAGTTGTAATATGAATCGCCAGTCAATCATTGATCAACGATCTTGAACAGGTGCATGACATGCCTCTTCAAGACTCAAAGTCTGTCATCGTCGAAACAGGTCCTATGGACGTTGTCTCACCACTTCCTACGGAACCCGTCTTCGATCCCAAATCGTTCGTTAACCCTATTGACGACGACACTTGGGTCGATGTGTTCTCACGTTGGATTCCTACCGCGACGTTCTCTGTCACTCAGAGTCACGTAACGGGTCAGGAACTCCAAAAGTCCACGATCATCTCGATCCTCAAAGCAAACCCTTTGACCAATGCCCAGTTAGAGAATTATTCTATTTTCGGTTATTCTGCCGCTAAGGTGCGCATCACATGGACCTGTTCGCAGTTTGCCCGGGGAGCTCTTTTGATCTCCGCAACACCCTGTTCTACAACCATGGATGAGTACGCTCAGCATTATGATTCTCCCTATGCAACGATTCTCACTCCTTCAGAACCTGTAGTTGAACTCCTCATCCCCCTGAATGTTCCGAATCGGTGTCTCGCTCTCGATGACCCCCTCGGATTTTTGGGAGGAATGTATCGATTATCTGTTCTTTCCCCCTTCGTCGACGACTCCTCTGTGACTACCGTCTCTAGCGTCTCCATTGAGGTCCAAATTCAGGATCCTTGGCTCGCTGGACACAGGCCTGCTCCAGTCGCAATCGTCAACTCAGCCCTCGGCGGGCTTAACCTAATCGCCGTGCCAACTACTGTTGTTGGTTTCCAGGGTCGTGTCGATCCGGAATCGGATAAGAAGTCTAAGTCTGGTTCGTTGTCGTCTTTTCTCGACAATGTTGCAACGACGTCTACTAAGATATCGGCAATCCCAACTCCTCTCTCTCCGATTGCGTCTGCAGTCTCTACGGGAGCGTCTATCGCTTCTTCCTTCGCCAAGATCTTTGGCCTGGATAAACCTAACGTTGCCACTCCACCTCACGTCACAGTCTCGATTCCAAATCGAGATATGGCGACTGGTTCAGGCATGTTTGAAGCAGCCCCTATGACACTTTCTCCCGTCTCAACAACAGCCACTTCCACTACCATGTTCGGAGGTATCGACGACGTCGCTTCCATTAAGCGAATCACCGAGACCCCTTCGTTCCTTGCGAAGTTTGGTATTACCAGCGCCTATACAGCATATACTGCTATTGCGGTTATTCCGATCTCTCCCACCTCACTGCGCTATTCAGCGTCGGGAGCCGTTTTCCGCGGTTCTCTGACCCACGCAGGTTTTGTTGCTTCCCACTTTAACCAGTGGAGAGGCAGTCTTCGGTACAATTTCCGGTTCTTTGGC